CAGACGGCCAGGTTGATACTTTATCCACTGACATTACCTTAATTGGTAAAAATTACAGCGGTTTTGGCGAAGCACTGAATGAAAATTTTATCAAACTGTTAGAAAATTTTTCCAGTACACAGGCCCCGACATATCCGTTAAGAGGTCAAGTATGGTTTGACACTGCAGAAAACAAATTAAAAGTTTATAACGGCTCAGATTTTATTCCAGTTAGTTCTGCTACAATTTCTAGTACACAGCCAGAAACATTATCTATTGGTGACTTATGGTGGAATGATGTTGCTGCACAATTGTATTTCTTTGACGGAACTGACCCTGTATTATTGGCACCTGCCTATTCTCAAACACAAGGAGTAAGCGGGCTACGAGTAGACAGTATTTTAGATACGCTTAATCAAACTCGAGTTATTACTAGTCTTTATAATAACGGAATACTGCTAGGCATATTTGCCAAAGACAGTTTTACACCTAAGATAGAAATTGTTGGCTTTACTGGAAATGTTCAGCCTGGATTTAATGCTGGTAATCTAGCCGGCATAAAATTTAATGTAACTTGTACAAATGCTGAACAGCTAGGCGGTGCATTAGCTACAACCTATGTAAGAACTGATACTTCTAATATTATTAATGGACAGGTACGTATCAGTACAGATCTAGGACTAGTTGTCGGATCTGCCGGGCAGATGAATTTATATGTGACTGCTGGAGACATTTTTATGTCAAACGCATCTACAGACAAAAATTTAATTCTTAACGTTAGAAAAGGTATTAATCAAGAAGATGCTGTAATCATTAATTCCGCTACTAGAGAAATTAGATTATATTCAGGATTTACAGACAGTCAAGTGTTAGTTGGCGGAAATCTAGTAGTTACTGGAGATCTTACTGTAGAAGGCACCACTACAACTATTAACACAACTAACTTGACCGTAGAAGATAAAAACATTGTTATTGCCAACGTAGCCAGTCCTAGTAATAGTTCCGCTGATGGTGCAGGAATTACTATCAAAGGAACCACAGACAAAACTATTTCTTATTCAAATGCTGATAATTGGTTAAATGTCTCAGAAGATATTAATCTAGCATCACAAAAATCATTTTTAATCGGTAGTTCCCCGGTGATCCAACCTATACTTCCTTTTACCGGTGAATATAGATTAGGAAATGCAATTACAGCAATTCCTGGAGTTGTTACCTTCGGAGCACAAAAAGTTTTAGATATTGGACCTAGTGGAGCCGCTCCTGATCCTGCGGCAGCAAACGTAGAAATGCGACTAGAAGATAATCGAATCTCAACAGTTAAAAACAACTTAAATTTAGAATTAGCCCCAGACGGCACAGGCAATGTGGCATTGATAGGCAGTCCTAAGATCACGGGTATGGCTGATCCTACTAGTGCTCAAGATGCTGCCACTAAAGAATATGTTGACAATACCATTGAAACACGATCCATTGGATTTAGTATGGATCTAACAGATGGAAAACCTAATTCCTATATTATAACTAATGTTTTAAATATTCTTCATCCTCCCGAAGAATACAGAACCGGTACATTAGCAAGAATTTTATGCACATTAGTTAGTGCATCGTCTACCAGTTTAGATATTAATTCATTGCCTCCAGCAGTGTCAACCGCAGCATTTATTACAGATCACTTAACTGGAGCATCGTCAAATGCAGTAACAAACATTAGTTTTCCATCAGCAACTATTGCTTCAGCATCTATATCAACATCAAGAATTATCAAATTGTTTACTTTAAGTGCAGGTGCATGGGTACACACATCAGATACACTTTTACCAGCATAATAAAAACAGGAGCGGCATAAATGGCCTATATAATTAATAAATTTAGCGGAGAGCAGTTAATAGTTTTAGAAGATGGAACTATAGATACCTCCACCAGCCTAGGTCTTGTAGGTAGAAATTATGTTGGCTACGGTGAAACACAAAACGAAAATTTTGTTTATCTATTAGAAAACTTTGCTAATAATGATCCTCCTCAACGTCCACTGACTGGTCAGATTTGGTTTGATACTGATACTAAACTGGCTAACATTTATGATGGTGCTAATTGGAATCCTATTGGAGTAAAACTAAGCGACACCGAACCAGTTGATCCTAATGCTGGATCTCTGTGGTTAGATACTACATCGACGCAGTTAAAGATTTATACCGGCACAGACTGGGGACTAGTTGGTCCTGAGGCGGCACCAGGATTTGGAATTACTAGAGCAAGATCAACAGTGCTAATTGATGTTAATGGAAGATCTCATCCAGTAATATTTTTTGAAATTGATGATACAGTTATTGCCATAGGAGCCGGTGATTCCTTTATTATAGATTTCGCTGTAAATGCTCTGCCAGGATTTGCCAGCTCTGTTAAACCAGGCATTACTATGGCCTCGGGATATAATCTTGAAGGTAACTTAATAGGTAATGCCAGCAGTGCAGATAAGTTATCTATTGCAAGATTAATTAATAGTGTACCTTTTGATGGCCTATCAGATATTACAGTTAAGGCGTCAACTACTAATAAACTGATTAAAGGTACTTATATTTTAGGTTCTGATTTTGACGGCAGTGCTCCAACAACATGGTCAGTTGATGCAACTTCTGCTAATCAGATAGGTAAAGTAGTAGCAAGGAACAGTTCTGGAGGTTTTGCAGCAGGTACAATCACAGCCGATCTTGTAGGTAATGTTACAGGTAATGTTACAGCTACTTCAGGCACCAGTAGTTTTGATACTGTACAAGCCACAGTCTTTGTAGGAGCTACTTTAACTGGTAATGCTAACTCTGCTACTCAATTGGCAACTCCGAGACAAATTAACGGAGTAACTTTTAACGGAACAGCAAACATTACAGTGCCTGCGGCAGCAGCAACTCTCACAGGTAACACACTAAATTCTACGGTTACACAATCAAGTTTGGTATCTTTAGGTACATTAAACTCATTAGCAGTAGCCGATGCTGGGATATCTATAGGGGCTGCCGGTACTCTAAAATTTTTAGTAGAATCAGCTAGACCAACTCTAAGATCCACATCAGGAACTTTAAATTTTGATATGGGAAGTTCAGGACCAGACGTGTCGTTTGTTGATGCAGCCACTTCTCTATCATTAGGCGGCCCGAACGCTCCTGCAATTATCGGCGACAATACAACTAATCTTGGTATTACTGGTTATAAATTTAATAATATCTATGCAAATAATTTAGTTGGTAACGCAGATACAGCAACATTAGCTACTACCGCAACAAATATTGCAGGTGGCGGACTAGGAGCGATACCATATCAGACTGCTGCCGGCACAACAGCAATGTTAGGCCTGGGTGCAGCAGGTACAGTACTTACTGCTGGTGCCGGCGGCCTAAGTTGGATACCATCTAGTAGAGAACCACTAACTAAAGGATCTTTTTTAACACTAGTTAATACTACAACTAGCGGTGCTATTGCTAACTATGACGGAGTGATTGGTGCAACTATTGCAGTAGATGCAACTTCAACAAATACCGCTAGCAAAGTTGTAGCACGAGATGCCAGTGGAAATTTTGCCGCAGGTACGGTCACAGCTAATTTAGTAGGTAATGTTACAGGCACAGTTTCTGGCAATGCCGGCACTGCAACCAGTTTACAAACATCTAGAAATATTAATGGAGTATCATTTAACGGTACTGCAGATATAACAATTACAGCTACTGATTCAACCAAAGTTGCAAAAGCCGGTGATACAATGACAGGCTATTTGACCTTAAATGGAAATCCAGTTTCAGCACTTCATGCTACTCCTAAACAATATGTTGATAGTAGATTACCACAATTTCAAATTATCTCAGGCATATCATCAAGTATAGCTGGATTTACCAATCAGGTAGGTTCATTTAATGACGGAGCAAACTTTTTTGATGTATATCCGCCCGCAGGTAAAAGTATGGGAAATCTAATAGCATTTATACCGTCTATTAATGTGGTACACTATGCTGGGGGAGTTGACGGTAACGATAGTATTCGATGTACCTATTCATATTTAAGTGACAGAATTAGAGTTTGGGTGCAGAATACAGAACAAAGATCAACACCGGCGGCAAATTATCTTGTAGTCTGGGGAGGCTAAAAATGTATTATGTTTGTATAGAAAATGATCAAGTAACGGGAGTACAGAGCTACGAGCCTGCAGTACCTAATACGGTCTCAGTGGTAACTATCACCGATGAGCAGCATCAACAAATAATGAATCAAACCCATAGGTTTGATGTTGCATCTAGGACCGTAGTTACAGTTGATTCTGCTAGTTTAGCAGAAAAAGAACAATATCGATTAAACGGAATTGAAAAAGAGTTTTTAAATAGTACAGATTGGAAAATTCTAAGGCATATGCGTCAAAAAGCATTAAATGTGCCGACAAGTTTAACAGATGCACAGTATATAGAATTAGAACAGCAGAGGCAGGCAGCCGCTGCTCGTATAGTATAACTGAATAAATATAAGCAATGGGTGGAGCATAAAACATGGCATATCAAGTAGATAAATTTAACGGGCAATTTTTTGTATCAGTAGAAGACGGTACTATTGATACTTCTTCAGACTTACGGTTTGTAGGTAAAAACTATGCCGGGTACGGAGAAGTACAAAACGAAAATTTCCTGCATCTAATGGAAAATTTTTCCAACACTACAGCCCCTCCTAAACAGGTCACAGGACAAATTTGGTTTGATTCTGCTAATAAAAAATTAAAATTTTACGACGGCGTAAAATGGAAATTAGCAGGCGGAGCTGAGGTTAGTCCAACTGCACCTAGCGGATTGACCACAGGAGACTTTTGGTGGGACAATACAGCCAAGCAGTTATATGCTTATACAGGAACTGAGTTCACATTAGTTGGACCAGAATCAAGTCCTGAACTTGGAGCATCAACTATAACAGCAGCAGTAGTTAAAGGTACAGTGAGTACATCAGTTGGACCACATACTATTCTGCAGGTATTTGCTGATGATAAGGTAATTGGCATTTACAGCAAAACTGCATTTACTCTTGATAATAGTCAAAATCCAATTGAAGATTTTTCAGTAATTAAGAAAGGGTTTACTCTAGCTAAAAGTCAAACAGGAATCTCCACAGACGACTACGTGTTATGGGGCACTGCTAGTAATGCTGCTAAATTAGGTGGCGTTGACGCTAGTGAATATATTAGAACAGGTGATAGTGCATTCCCAGGAGAGGTTGCTTTTAGCGATCCAGGATTTACAGTTGGTGACGGTAATGATCTAAGAGTTCGAATTGAAAACGGCGACGAAGCCGTTATTGAAAATCGCTTAGGAAACCCTATAACATTTAAAATAACAGTTACAGAGTCAACCGACGAAAGAGAAGTTCTAGTTGTACAGTCAACTGGTGCTGTTCCTGGAAATGACAACGCATATTCTTTAGGTACTCCGCTATTAAGATGGAATAATGTTTATGCTGCAACATTTACAGGTAATCTTGTTGGAAATCTCACAGGAAATTCTACCGGTGTACACACAGGTAATGTACTGGCCTCTGACAACACAGTTATAATTAATGGTACTACTAAACAGATTGGTTATGCAGGAGCTAACATTGTTGGAACACTAACAGGATCAGTTACTGGTTCTGCCGCATCTGCTACTAATTCAAGTAAACTAAATGATTTAAATCCATCAGTAGCAGTAGTTGCTCCGGGAGTATCAACTATTCCAGTAAGAGATACAGCGGGTAATATCTATGCTAATCAATTTATAGGCGTTGTAGAAAAAACAGATAAGACTTTTATTGATGCCTCTAACACAGTAGTTGATCCAACATGGGCCGGAGCCACAGTTAGCACACAGTATAGAACTGCAAAATTACTAGCAACACCATATAGCATTGCTGCTCGAGATGCCAGTGCTAACATTACAGCAAATATTTTTAATGGTACAGCTACCGCAGCTCGGTATGCCGACCTAGCAGAAAAATATCTTGCAGATCAAGAATACGAAACAGGTACAGTAGTTGTGGTTGGTGGAACCGCAGAAGTTACAGCATCTAGTTACGGTGAACTAGCCATTGGCGTAGTAAGTGCTAATCCAGCATTTATGATGAACAAAGATCTTGAGGGCGGTACTTACATTGCTTTAAAAGGTCGTGTACCGGTTAAAGTAACCGGTGCAGTTAAAAAAGGAGACAGACTAGTTGCCGGAGATCAGGGATGTGCTCAAGTTGCCGCAGACCGATTAGATATCTTTGCTATAGCATTGGAATCTAATGATGATACAGGTATTAAAGTTATAGAAGCATTGGTATTGTAATATGACCACAGGATCAAATATAACAGCCGCTGGGTTTGTTACAATACAAAATAAAGCTGAATCTTTGTTAGGTGCGGGAGCAGGAACTAGAGGTTATAATCAAACAGTAACATCATCAGATGTGTTTACCGGTAATCAAATTACTCGGGCACAGTGGGATTTATTAAAAACTGATATTGTTAATATTCTTTATCACCAAACCGGAGATTTACCTAATATTGCAACAGTCAATGCCGGAGATGTAATTCAGTTCGGTGCAGGACAGCCAAATTCTAATTACGATACTTTACTAGAAACAGCTACAACTAACAGATTTCAAATAGCAGCCAGCCAGTCAGTAGTTACATCAAAAGGGTCAGCAACTTATACCAGCGCATGGAGTTCATCAGCGCAGTTTACATTAACTGTTACTTTTGGTACTGCAGACCAAGGTAGATATTTTTTTAATAGCGGCGGTAAAATTAGATTGAATACCGCAGTTAGTGGCGGTTCAGGATCAGCCCAATATAATGCTTGGTTTAATTTTTTAAATTCAGCAGGTATCCGCTCATTTGGTGCAGATACAGATCCGCTGGTAAATTATTATACACTAACCAATTCGTTTCAAACATATTATCAAAGTTCTTTATCTACGCCGTATTCTGCAAATAATTATAAATTAGAAGCAAGAACAAATGTATCTAATAATTCTACCGGTACAGCAACGGTGTTAACATTAAGAGCGACTCTAACAGATGACTACACAGATCTAGGATTACCAGCTCCAGGGGATAGTGTTGACGGAACGTTGACTATATCAGTAGAAGAATTAAAAGCAGCAGGAACATTATTTCCTTCGGGATCGTTTTCTATTGTTAGCCCAACATATTCACTTTCTGTTATTACTGCCAGCTAACAGATTAAATATAAAACTTAATTAAAGACAAATACATGCCTGTAAACGACATAATCACACAAGCTGAATACAATAACATTAGAAATAAAGTAATTGGTGTACTCGGTACAGGTTCGGGGAATTCTGGTTACGGACAATCTCTTAACAGTTCTGCAGTAGCTTTAGGCACCCGAGTTACTATCAACGAATATGCTAATTTACGATTTGATATTATTAATGCTTGGGTACACCAAACAGGCTCTAATCCTACCACGGTTACAGTAGCGGAAGGTAATACTGTAAGATTTAGTGCTGTAGATGCTCCAATAACTACCTATGATGCACTAGCCAATACACTTATAACAAATAGATTTAACGTAGGTGCCGGACAGTCAGCAGTGTCTGTACCTACAGGTAGTCCCGCATCTAGAACTTGGACAGGAGTCGGTAGCGATTTTTGGAATGCTAGCATATCCTGTACTATAAATCTGCAATGGCCTAGTGCTAATGCTGCTCGATTTTTTTGGAATAGTGGTGGTCAAATTCGGATTACTAGTTCAAGATCGGGAGGTAGCAGCACAACGCAAAATACCCAATGGACTAGTATTTTAAGCAGTGCTGGTACACAAAGTTTTGGTGGAAATAATCCCGGCACCGGAACATCACCCAGCGATGGACAAAATTGGTATAGATTGACTAATTCATTTCAAACATACTATACATTAGCTGGATCAAGTCCGTATGGTGGAAACTCTTATAATTTACAAGCTAGAGTCACTGATACTGCAAATAATTCTACTGGTGCTGCTGCAGCCAGCGAATTCAGAGTATTATTTACTGACAACTATGTCGATCCAGGAATCGTTCCTGGAGCAACAGCTTTCCCTCAAGGAACACCAGTTGGCGTTGGCACTGCAGGTGGCGGAGTTCAAACTGCAACTACTGCAGATTATCTTCCAGACGACAAAGTTGACGGAACTTTTTCCATAGCAGTTTCATTACTGTATGCTACCGGAGTCTTAGTTCCTGGCAGTCTTGGCAATTTTACTGTAACACAACCCACAGTTACAATCGGATCAATAGGTTAATAATAAATTTTTCTCTAAATTTATCAGTCGCTAAATAAACTGCGCAGATAATTAAGGAGAAAACATGCACGGGCAATTAAAAAAAGCTCTAGAGTTTGCCAACTATCAGCAGACATTTTCAATTCAACGTCGAACACTTAAAGAAAAAATTTCATCTAAACTAACCTACGGTTATAATGGTGGATTATTTCATATTGACAGAACATTACTAACCTTTGTAGAAATTCTATGTACAAAAGGTCGTACCGCTGGAGCGGTAATTTTGGATTCAAATGAAAACCCAATCCTCGTAGATGATTTAGAAATGTTTAGAGATGAAATTTTTTCTAGATATTTCGAAGCAACTTATGAGTATTTTGAATCATATCAAAAATTGAAAAAAAGTAGATCGGTTGAAAAATTACTAGAACAATGACCCAAGGTATATTAATTTACGCTCATAACAGTCGATCAGTTGATTATGCACTGATGTCTGTAATTTCTGGAGGGTTGGCTAAAAAATATCTTAATAAATCGGTATCGTTGGTTACAGATAAGTTTACTGTAGATTGGATGAAAGAGTCTAAAATATATAACACAGCCAATGAAATATTTGAATACATTATTGTAATCGATAAACCTCAAACAAATAATAGTCGACGATTGTATGACGGCACCGATAATGTCGTAGTACCTTTTATTAATTCTAACAGATCATCGGCCTGGGAGTTAACTCCGTATGATAGAACTCTGCTAATTGACAGCGATTTTTTAATTTTTTCAAATAGATTATCTGAATACTGGAATGTTGATAGTGATCTAATGATCGGAGAATCAATCAAAGACATATATGATAATAATAGAACAGGGTATCATGACCGATATATTTCTGATGTAGGAATAAAATTATATTGGGCTACTACTGTTATGTTTACTAAAAATACAAAAACAAAAATATTTTTTGAGTTAGTAAAACATATCAAAGATTACTATCAATACTATGCCGACACTTATCGATTTGATAGCAAACAATTTAGAAATGATATTGCGTTTAGTATTGCAAAACATATCTTAAATGGTTTTGAACAAAATGATAATGAGGATTTACCACCGGTACTAACACTACTTGATAAAGATGTACTATATTCAGTCGACAAAAAATTAACATTATTAGTTAGTCCTAAATTAGATTCAAACTTCTGCGCAGCCGCTGTTGACGGTATAGATATACATGTTATGAACAAACAGAGTATAATCAGAAACAAAGAAGCATTATTGGAATTAATATGAGCTTTGGATATCTATTAATAGTTTCGGAACACGATACGGTCGATTACCTAAACTTAGCCTATGCATTAGCTATTAGTATTAAAAATACTCAAAAGCCAGGATATGATCAAGTAGCCTTGGTTATCGATAACAAGGAAAAGATTAATCAATTAAAAAGTTCTTGGGTCTTTGATCACATTATAGAATGGAGACAGGAAACTTTTTGGGACGGTAGATCTTGGATGGATCAATTAAGTCCTTTTGACGCCACAGTTTGTCTTGATGTAGACATGCTGTTTATGAGAGATTACAGTCATTGGATTGATTATTTTTTAGAGAACTGCAACTTATATGTAGCAAATAAAAGTTATACGTATCGAGGTGAGCTAGTTTATGATCCTTATTATCGAAAAGCATTCATAAAAAATAATTTACCTAATCTTTATAGTTTTTATACCTTCTTTAAAAAAGATAGCTCTATGGCTACAGATTTTTTTGAGCTTGGTCGTCAAATTATAAAAAATCCTGTAGAGTTTACTAATTCGTTTTTAACAGAACACAAACCTAAAATTTTAGGTACCGACGAAGCATTTGCATTGGCAGCAAAAATTTTAGATATTCAAGATCAAATTGCCTACCCTTTAGAGTTTCCACGAGTAGTGCATATGAAACCAATGATACAAAATTGGCCATGGCCTGCAGATGCATGGTCGGATCATATTGGATTTTATATTAATAAACAAGGCGAATTAAAATTAGGTAATTATCAACAACTAGATATTGTTCACTATGTTGAAAAAGATAAAATCAATGCCGAGGTAATTAATATACTAGAGGAAATAGTATGGAAAAAATCTTAGATTTTGATCAATGGTATCTTGATTGTAAACCAAATCCGGTAGAGTATGTTGCGGTATTTGATTCTCAGACAGGTGCAGTTCTAAGCGTTGGACCAGCACATGCATTTATCAACGAAAAGCACAAAGTTCCTATTGATAAAGAGACAGCTGAATCTATTATTTCAGCAGAGATTAAAATAGATTCTTGTGTTATTAATATTAATTCGAACACTCTCGAAGTAGCAGAAATTAGATCTGTTTTTAAAATAGACAATGTACTACATAGAATTATATCAATCGAATATGCAGATGACACAAATGCAGATATCTATCTAACCTACAATTCAAAAAATAAAAGTTTAAAAATTGAACTGTCAACAGAATTTGGAGGAACCAAAGTTCCTATAGTTCCTGTTAAAGAACGTCGAATTGTATGGGATGGCGATACCGAAATGGATTTTTTTATTACTGATTATAATGATCCCAACGTGCTTTTTGAGATAATTTCTGTTAAAATAAAAGATCTAATTAGCAAATCAAAGACGTTTAAAAATATTGATAGCACTCGATTTAGTGTTTACACTAGACGATTATTTAAAAATTATGTGATAGCATACAAATGAAAGTTATTGAATTTGATATTGTTTTTTTAAGTTACGACGAACCTAACGCAGATTTGCACTATGCCGATCTCTGTAACAAAGCTCCTTGGGCTAAACGTGTACACGGGGTAAAAGGTTCAGATCATGCACATAAAGCTGCTGCTGAACTAGCAGAAACAGAATGGTTTATTACAGTTGATGCAGACAATATTGTGGATCCTAAATTTTTTGATTTAGATCTTGATATGGCAGATCCTAAGATTCAGGTCTATGGGTGGTGTGGCCGTAATAGTATTAACGGACTACGTTACGGCAATGGCGGATTAAAGATTTGGAAACGAGATTTTGTTCTTAATATGCGAACACACGAAAATTCAGACAGTGAACGAGGGCAGGTAGATTTTTGTTGGGAAGATGGGTATCGTAACTTTCCTCGAGTTTATAGTGAAAGCATTATTACTGGCAGCCCGTTTCAAGCCTGGAGAGCAGGATTCCGCGAAGGTGTTAAAATGACTCTGCTGGATGGAATACGTGTACCACCTCAAGAAATTAAAGAACGTATTTGGTGGCATAACATTCATAGACTGCGTATGTGGTCAACCGTTGGCGCCCACGAAGAAAACGGATTATATGCAGTATACGGTGCTAGATTAGGCACTTGGATGACCAACTGCACTGATTGGAATTATGTTGATGTGCGTGATTTTGAAATTCTTAAAAACATATACAAAGAAAATGTCCTTCACGGTAGTTTAGAAGCAGATATAAAAGACCTAGGAGATAAAATAAAATATAATCTAGGATTAGACTGGCCTTTTCTAACACCTCAGCAAAGCAAGTATACAGTAGATCTTTATGATGAGACCATTAGACTAAACGCAACTTACTATCAACAATGTACGATATAATATTTATTAGCTATCAAGAACCTAATGCAGACGAAAACTTTGCCAAATTAAAAACAAGGTTTCCTCGAGCGCAGCGTGTACACGGAGTTAAAGGAATACATCAAGCACACGTTGCGGCTGCTAAGAAGTCTTTTACTAAAATGTTTTGGGTAGTCGACGGCGATGCTGAAATAGTAGATACATTTAATTTTGACTATGTAGCAGATGCTTGGAGTCAAGAGTGTGTTCACGTGTGGCGAAGTATTAATCCTGTCAACGGATTACAATATGGATACGGCGGAGTAAAATTGTTACCTAAGACACTAACAGTTAATATGGATCTCACAAAACCAGATATGACCACAAGTATTAGTTCTTTGTTTAAAGCCATAGACGAAGTTAGTAATGTAACAAAATTTAATACAGACCCATTTAATACCTGGAAAAGTGCTTTTAGAGAATGTTGTAAATTAGCAAGCAGAACAATTGACAGACAAGACGATACAGAAACTCAGCAGAGATTAGATGCATGGTGTAAACTAAATGAATCTGTACCCTACGGATTTCATTCATATCTCGGAGCTCAGAATGGAAAATATTATGGTGAAAGCAATAGCGATAATTCCGAAGGGTTAAAATTAATTAATGATTTTGATTGGTTAGAATCTGAATTTAATAGAGTTAAGGAACGGTTAAGTGGACGATAAGGCAAGAATAAAAAAGTTTATTCCTATAATGAACGAGATCTCGCCTACATTTTGTATGGCCAAGTGGCATCACACAACCATTTATTTGCAAACAGGCGAAACACACAGTTGCTATCATCCCGCTCCTCACAAGATTCCCTTAGACGAACTTGTTGTTGATGCTAGTGCTTTACATAATACCAATCAAAAGAAACACGAACGTTTAGAAATGCTGAATGGCGGTAAACCTAGCGGATGTAATTATTGTTGGAACATTGAAGCATTGGGTGAAGATTATATTAGCGATCGCAAAGAACGCAATTCAACTATCTATACTCCAGAACGTTTTCAAAAGATCAAAGAAGGCGATTGGGATCAAAACATTAATCCGCAGTATATAGAAATTTCGTTCGGTAACGAGTGTAATTTTAAATGCGGATATTGTCACCCTAAACACTCAAGTAGCTATTACAAAGAAATCAAAGATCACGGTCCGTACACTATGGTTAAAAATCATAGAAATGATATTGATTGGTTTCAAATCTACGAAGAAGAAACTAATCCTTATGTAGAAGCTTGGTGGCGTTGGTGGCCCGAAGTTCGTAAGACATTAACTATCTTACGTATTACTGGAGGCGAACCTTTACTACAACAAAGCACCTGGCGATTATTAGAGGATTTAGAAAAGAATCCGTTACCTAATTTAGAATTAAACATTAACAGTAACTTTGGTGTTAAACCTGTACTTATAGATCGATTAGTTGAAAAAGTTAACAATCTAATAAACAACGGTAAAATCAAAGACTTTAAGATTTTTACCAGCATCGACACATGGGGTGCTCCTGCAGAATATATTCGCACAGGTTTAGATCTCGCAGTGTGGGAAAGAAACTTAGATACATATCTAACTAAAACATCTTTGCCTATTACTTTTATGATAACTTTTAATATACTTGCAGTAACTAATTTTCAAAGTTTATTAGAAAAGATTTTAGAATGGCGAATTAAGTATAACGGCACAGAGCAAAACAAGTGGCAACGTATACGATTTGATACGCCTTATTTAAAAGAGCCGTTACAGTATGATATGAATTTGTTGCCTAAAGAAGAATTTATGCCGTATATGACTAGTCACCTAGACTTCATTCTAGCCAATTTAGACGATAAAAACCGTAGTAAATTCAGTGAGTTAGAGTACGAAAAATTCTTAAGAGTTGTAAAATACATGGAATCTAGTATCTATACCCCAGAAAAGCTAAAAGAAGGCAAACGAGACTTCTTTAATTGGTTTGCTGAATATGATTGTAGAAGAGGTACTGATTTTGCAAAAACCTTTCCAAAGTTAGAAGAATTTTATAATGACTGTAAACAATATATCGAATAAAATTACATTTAGATTTGAAACATTGAAATCTAAATATATTGGAGAGGATGTTACAAATCCCCCGTTTAGAGATATTTTCAAATCAGATAGATCGCTTATAGGTAATTTCTTAAAAGATTCTCGTTTTAGATTTTCACAATTAGTGGATATCATTTTTTATTATCATGCTCGTATTGAACCAAATTCTAAATACACAATAAACATTGAATCTATTAACAGTTTAAACGACAGTAAGTATATTATTCCAATAGCAGTAGCGTATCATCCAAACGATTGGACAGATTTAGTTAACGGTAAGCCGGCAGAAAAACAATCAATATTTGAATGCATTAATTCTATATACTTAAACGATTTACGAAATGGAAGGGCAATGCTATTAATCGATCAAAGTGTTGAAGGATATCATACCGATTGGTTATGGCAGTGGTTTCATAAAAAATGTTCAGAATACAATATACAACCACAGGCAATTATGTATGTCACTGGTGATCAATCATCGTCAGATAATTATGATCGATGGACTATAGATAACAATGTCGTTGATAAACTAAACATACTTCCGTCTACAACTTTATCTTTTTACATAAATCAAACTTATGTTAATCGTGGACTTAATATTACATTTGATAAAGTATTAAATTATAAGAAAGAAAATTCTTCTAAAGTTTATCTATACGATTGTACTAATTTTAGACCAAGACCTCAAAGAATTTTTAATTATCTACATCTTGAAAATGCAGGGTTAGTACCGTACGGAAACATTAGTATAGGAACACATCCAGAGTGGGAAACTAAATTAACTAAAGAACAGTTATCAGAATATCATTTACCTATAGATCTAAATACTACAATTACTCCTAGAAATATAAATCAAGTAACTCCTACGGATTCTACTAGATATTACGAGTTTGTTGAACGTATATTAGACGAAGTTTATTTAAACAGCTGGGTGTCTGTAATTACAGAATCTAGTTACTTCGATTATGAACATAGTGTTTTCATTAGTGAAAAAACATTTAAACCTATTGCCTGTATGCAGCCTTTTATTATTGTGGGTAGCAAACACACTTTAAAATATTTAAGAAAGTTAGGATATAAAACCTTTGAAGGATTTATAGACGAATCGTATGATGATCTAGACGATCGTGAGAGATTCTTAGGAATAGTTAATTCTCTAGAAAAAATTAAAAACATCAAAGATAAAGCAGCGTGGTATGAATCAATGCAAAATATATTAGAGCATAATCATAAATTGTTTTTATCAATTCATACCCAACAATTTCAAGAGCACACCTCTCTTGTTAAATATTATTTTGATTATTTTAAGGAATAAAATGCTTCCAACACATTGCGATGATATAAAAGAAGGCGATAATGTTATTATAGGACTAGGCGATAGTTTTACTCAAGGCGTAGGGGCATATTCTTTAGAAACTTGGAAATCTATTCCTAAGGACCCAGCTACCTATAATATTTCAGGAACACAGTTTTTAGAAGAACAATCACAAAACAATTGGGTAAGACAATTAGCTAACAGATTAAATTATAAAACATTTAATCTTGGAGTAAACGGTGGAGGCAATAGGGGAACAATTAGAGAAATGTTTTTAAACAAATTGCCTGACAATTTAGGCAATGTGATTGTAATATTGTTAGCTACCGGAATGGAAAGATATGATTTTATAAAACAGTCGGACCAAACAGCTGGATTAAATTGGCATCAAAAGTGGCAAACTGTTTGGCCTAATCCAAACAGTGATCGTGGCGCTATTTCAAAATTTGAAAAAGAATACTTTAAAGAAATATGGTCTCCTAGAAATGATGCCATAGAATTTCTTTTTAATATCAATGATGCTAAAAATTATTGTCAAAGTCGTGGATATAAATTTTTATTTTCTACTGTATTTGACGAACGAATTAGTAGAGAAAACATAAAAAAAGATTTAGAAGATAAAGATTATCTCATAGACTTAATAGATTGGAGTGATTTTATATCTACTGAGCCGTATTCGTCTTTAATGTCCATGATATATCAAGCAGACGGTAACGAATATAAAAGCATGCATGATCTATTTGCACTAGGAAGGACTTTATCAGTTCCTACGAAATATGTTACTCCGTGTGCCCACTGGTCTATTGAAGGACAACTTAAGGTATCAGAATATCTATATGAAGAAATTAAAAAACGAAATCTAGTATGAAAATTTTTATAACAGGTATTGCAGGATTTTTAGGCAGTCACCTAGCTGACAGAATGATTGAATTAGGTCATACAGTTGCAGGCAATGATACTTTAATTGGCGGATATATTGACAATGTTCCCAAACAAGCAGAATTTTATCAAATTGATTGTTGTGATGTCGACACAATGACTAAAGCTATGCAAGGCAGCGATATAGTCTATCATTGTGCAGCCACAGCACATGAAGGGTTAAGTATATTCAGTCCTAGTTTTATAACAAGAAATATTTTCCAAGCTAGTGTGTCAACGATTAGTGCTGCAATACAAAATAAAGTTAAGCGATTTGTCTACTGTTCTAGTATGGCAAGGTATGGTAATCAAGAATATCCGTTTAAAGAAACACAACAACCAAGACCTATTGACCCTTATGGTATTGCCAAAGTAGCTGGAGAAGATGTTTTAAAATGTCTAGCAGAATTAAACAATATGGAATGGGTTATAGCAGTCCCTCACAATATTGTAGGACCTCGTCAACGCTATGACGATCCCTTCCGTAATGTAATGAGCATAATGATTAATCGTGTGCTACAGAATAAACCGCCAATTATCTACGGAGACGGCAGTCAAATGCGTTGTTTTAGTTTTATAGACGACTGTATTTTTTGTTTAGAAAAATTAGCCTTTGACCCAACTATTAAAAATGATATTTTTAATATTGGTCCAGACGAAGAGTTTATTACAATTAAAGATCTTGCCAACATAATTATTCAGGAATTAGATTTTAACGAAGAGTCAATCTATGTAGCAGACAGACCCAATGAAGTAAAATATGCAACCTGTGATGCTACCAAAGCTAGAACTCAATTAGGCTACACTACGTCAACAAAATTAATTGATGGTGTTAGAGGCACTATACAATATATCAAAGAACAAGGCTCTAAACCTTTCGACTATTCTTATCCTTTAGAAATAATCAATGAACAGACTCCTAAGACTTGGTCTGAAAAATTGATGTAAGTTTTTCTGAAAATAATTCTAATTGTTTCATATTGTTTTCTTTACGTAAAAACACTTCTCGATTGTAGATTAACAATTCTAACTCTTTAAAACGCCAAGCAATTTGCTCGTCCCGTGATAAAGATTTTAGATGATTAACGGTACTTTCAACAGACGCTAATAATTTTTTATATCTTAAAATGTCGTCGGGTTCGTCATCAAAACTTAAATCAAAATAGTCATCGTAAGTTTTAAACCCTAGCATTTGAATTTTACGATTAATACACGGTTGTCCGTAGATTACCATTGGTTGATAGTTAATAATCGGTTTTAATAGTTTTTCCGAAAAGAACAAAGAAGTATTATTATAGTCACTAATTAGTGTTTCATTAACAATACTAAACACAGTCTTAGAGTGCAGATCGGGCAAATGATCAAACGGTGCATTAATATGAAAGTTATTGCCATCTGCTAGTAATGGTAATACACTTTTAAATTCGTTCCAATCTTCTATAGTTAGATCTAATTTTTTTAAAACATCTGCAGACAATGTAGCGGTGGTAGACACTATGTCTTGACTAATAATAGAATCTTGATTTAATTGGGACTTCCATAATGCAAAATGAGCTACAACTCGAGGAAATCTATTTCTTCGAGACAAACTTAAAATTATTTTTTCTAAATTTTTAAAACATTCTGCTGTAGCATCGTTAATGGTAGCTGGAGTTGGAATATTATGCCAGCCGGTATCTAATAAAAAAATAGGAATTACATTGATATTATCATCTGCAGTTAAAAAATTTCCTGTAAACAAAAAAATCTTAGAAGGATTAATATTGTGTAAGATTGCATTATAATATAGACAAGTTTTTAAAGGTAATTCTGTTTCACTATATCCTTCGAGAGTAGCATCAAAAATTAAAACAGTACGTCCATTTCTTAACTCATTAATTGATTCGAAATCTATAAATTTAAACAAGTCTGTAGTCGCAGTTATTTTTTGACCATAACCTAATAAAAGACTAATGTAACTAACATCGGCATGGTTATTAAATAGATGTCGATACTTGTTAACACCAAAGTGTGCTCGAGATGCAGCACCAACACCATTAGTTAAGGTGGTCATCTCTGGACTAGAAAAAAATGGATTGTCTTCTAGTTTAATTTTTAATTTTTGCATAACATATTTATTCGGTTAAATACACACATAATGAAAATAAGTCTTGTTCAACCAAATTTTCAACAAGGTCCAAAAGAATTTAATGCACACTACCTTCCATACAGCGTAGGAGTATTATGGGCCTATGTTAATCAATTTGAATCAATTAAATCTAATTACCAACTAGAAGATTTAATCTGGCGACGTGATAACATTGACGAAACTGTATCCAAGTTGTCTAAATGTGATATAGTTGGCTTCAGCACCTATGTGTGGAACAAAAACTATAACTACGCACTAGCACGTAGGCTTAAAGAAATAAACCCAGACTGTTTGATATTCTTTGGCGGTCCAGAAATGCCTATTACAAAGAAAAATATTTTTGAAAAGTTGCCATTTGTTGATGTAGTAATTAAGTCAGAGGGCGAAATTATTTTACGGCAATTATTAGATGCAATATCGGCTAACACTTCTTGGCTTGATATTAAGGGATTGTTAATTAATAACGCCGGATTAGCAGTAGACACAGGTGACGGAGAACGTATCAGCAGTTTAGAAGATATGCCTAGTCCATATCTTACAGGTGTGTTTGATAAGATAATGACAGAAACTACTGATGTAGAGTGGAACGCAACAGTCGAAACAAATCGAGGATGTCCATATGCTTGCACATTTTGTGATTGGGGTAGTCTAACTTATAACAAAGTTAAAAAGTTTAATTTAGAAAAGGTATTTGCAGAGTTAGAATGGATAGGACAAAAAGGTTGCGGATTTGTCACTATTACTGATGCTAACTTTGGTATGTTTGTAGAACGTGATAATGCTATCGCTGATAAGCTAATTGAAGTGCAGGAAAAATACGGATTTCCTAACAGCTTCAGTATGAGTTGGGCCAAAGATCAAAAACCTGAAGTGTTTGATATTGTGTTCAAACTAATTAAGAATCCTAAGTTTAATCAGGGATTGACTGTTAGTGTGCAAAGTATGGATCTTGATGTTCTAGAAAATATCAAACGTAAAAATTTAGCACAACACAAAATTGAAAACATTTTTGCACTATGCGATAAAAACAATGTTCCTGTTTATACAGAAATTATTCTAGGACTTCCGGGCGAAACAAAAGACACATGGAAGGAAGGATTCTATAAGATATACCGTGCAGGTAATCACACCGGTATTAATATATTACACGCACAACTGCTTGAAAACGCTGAAATGAATTTGCTACAACAACGTCTTTATGAAATTACCAGTGTACCCGTGTACGATTATATGAGCGGAAGCTATAACTATAATGAACTCCAAGAGTGTGTTGATGTAGTTACCGGAACTAAGGACATGCCAACAGAAGAAATGTTAGATAGTCAGGTATTCAGTTGGTTTATGCAAACATTTCATATTAACGGACTTACTACATACATCAGCAGATTCTTACATAAAAATGCAGATATAGACTATTCTGTATTTTATGATAGACTATGGAATTACCTACAAGACGATCCTTGGTTTATTAAAGAACGTGACGAGCTTAGACACTATTATTGTAATTGGATGATTGATGGTAAAATTAATCATCCTAATATATCTAACATTGAAGTCCACGGATGGAATATTATACATAGAACTACATTGAATATGCATCTAGATAGAAAATATAATTATGTATTTGATCTAATAGAAAAGTTTGTAATCAGTGAGTTTTCTCTAGATGCAAAATGTTTAACACAATTATTACAGTTTCAACGTAACTATGTAATTGATTATGATAACATAGAACAATTTCCTTATACAATTGAGTTTGATTATGACTTCTTAGGTTACATATTAGATAACACACCACTAGAGAATACTGTAAAATATAAGTTTGAGTTTCACGAAAGTAAAGATATCAGTTTGGATAGATTTTTAGAAAACATCTATTTTGGAAGAAAACGTAACTTTGGTAAATCTCTAGTAACAAAGGAACAAAAATGAAAATTGGTTTTATTGGTTTAGGTAAGTTAGGTATGCCCTGCGCAGAAGAAATTGCAAAGAAGGGACACACAGTTGCGGGCTACGATATTCAAACAGTTGAGCCAACTATATTGATAGACATAAAGTCGACTATTAAAGAAACAGTGCAAGATAGAAATATTGTGTTTATTGCTGTGCCAACCCCCCACGATCCTGCATACGATGGCAGACAGCCTACTTCTCATTTAGAACCTAAAGACTTTGATTACTCGATAGTTAAGGAATGTTTAATAGAAGCAAATAAGCATATGACTAAAGATCAATTGTTAGTTCTTATTAGCACAGTACTGCCCGGAACTACTAGACGGGAGTTTATCGAGTTAATACCTAATACTAGATTTGTTTATAATCCCTATCTTATTGCTATGGGGTCAGTAGCATGGGATATGGTTAATCCTGAAATGATTATGATTGGCACCAAAGACGGGGAAGAAACCGGTGATGCTCGACAACTAATTGATTTCTATAAAACTGTAATGGAAAATAATCCTAGATATGTTGTAGGAACCTGGGACGAGTGTGAGTGTATAAAGATTTTTTATAATACTTTTATTTCAACTAAGATCGGATTAGTTAATATGATACAGGATGTAGCTGTACGTCAGGGAAATATTAATGTCGATGTGGTCACTGATGCTTTAGAAAAGTCAACTTTGCGTATTATGGGCCCGCAGTATATGAAGGCCGGTATGGGGGATGGAGGTGCGTGTCATCCCCGAGATAATATTGCACTAAGATATCTAGCAGAAGAATTAGATCTAGGCTACGATCTGTTTGATGCAATAATGTCTGCTAGGGAAATACAGGCTAAAAATCTAGCCAAAGAATTAGTAAAACACGCTGAGAAAAATAGAATGAGTATCTTTATTCACGGCAAAGCCTATAAACCGGGAGTTGAATACTGTGACGGTAGTTATAGTTTATTAATTGGACATTACTGTAAAGAATTAGGGCATACTCCAACCTATATTGATCCACTAACTGGTGACGACATTAAAGGGTGTTATGGGGTCGTACTGTTAGCACACAATAGAAAAGTCACATACGAGTATCGTGGATTTAATGAACTACAAAATCTATACTGTAAAATAGAACAAGGGTCAGTTGTTGTTGACCCTTGGAGAACATTTAAATCAGATGAACATACTGTAATACATTATGGTAATACTAGAGAATTGATTTAGTTGAATCGCCTATATCTTTTTTAAGTCTATCAATATCTACTTTAAAATCTATTTTCTTAATTTCATCTTTGTATTCTGCTAGTGTTTCGAGTAATCGATCAGCAATGGCATCTGGTTTTTCTTCTTTTAACTGATCTTTAATATCTATCTGCCATACCCTGCCATCGGCAAATTCTAGATGAATAGTATCTAGATAAGCCACAGGCATGGTATTCATATAAAGATCCTCAAATACTTCCGGCCACTCTTTGACAAGATGTCGTGGCGGTCTAAACAAAGGATTAGGCATCAGCAGTTTCTTTTACCTTTGTAGTTTTCTTCTGAGGCGGATCCAATTCATCTGCATCTTTACGTAGCTTTGCAGCTTCTTTATAAAGAGCATCTGCTTGACTACGATAACTCTTAGCAATGTCTTTGTCAGACAAAACTTCGGTATTAGCTGCTTGTGCTCTTACGGGCGCAGGAATATCTGGATCTACACTAGGAGCAAGATCTTTAACTTTGGCAATGTCCTCAACAGTAGCATCGGATTTCTTTGGAGCCCCAGATACAAAAGTATATAAATCATCTACTGAACAATTACGTTGTTCTGCAATCAACACATTTAACTGATCTAACTGTACAGAGTCGTTAGCAGTTGGAGACATTACAACTAAATCTGTTGCAACTTTCTGTAATCTGTTGTCTGCTTGTAGTGCTTGTAGCATTGGACGACCATCTGGAAAAGTTCGAGTAAACAAAATTTCACCAAGTTCAAACGATTCTTGTGCTTGATCTGTTTCTACCACAGTCATAATACTATCGTGATATACATCTGACAAATTTGATACAGGCAATGTTAGTGCCATGTTTGATTCGCCCGGTAGTGTTCTAAATATAACCAGAAGTTTTACTCCTGTGTTTTTCATACGACCAATGTGTTTTAACGGCTTTGCCATTTTAGCTCTCCTTTTTAGAAACAGCATCTAGGAATGAGTTTAACTTATTAAAAGTCTTGCCCACTGCTTCTAGTTCTGTTGCTTTGAACGCTCCCCTGGTTGTTGCAACTTCAATAATATTTTTCAGTGCCATAAGATCGCTGACGTTTAAATCAGGACCCTGTGGTTGTTGAGCTGCTGCTTCTGTGTTAGCAACTTCGGCAGCTGGTGCCTGTGCTTCTTGTTTTTGAACTTCGTCTGACATTAGTTTCTCCTTAAATTTGGACATGCTAGCATAAAATATGTTAGTTCTTTCTGTTGCTCAAACCCTATATATGTAGAAGATTTTAAATTTCCACTTTCATCGATGCCTGGTGATCTAACTAAACAATAACGACCTTTAAGTTTAGTTTTGACCCAGTCTTCAATGCCTTCAAATAATTCAAAATCTGAAATTTTCATCTTTGAAAAATGTGGGGGCAGTGTTTTTAATTTTCTTTGTTTTAAAACATCTATAGGATTCAAGTCAAACATAGTGAAAATATTTATAAGGGTAGTTTATTCTGGTACCGATTCTTGGCTTAATCTTTTGGCCAGAGCTTTGTTATACCCTAGTTTACGAATATCTCCTGAAAACAGGTACAGTTCAAAGGCTGCTTTTTCTTTCAAAACCACAATAAACTTTTTAGTTATGTAAAAGGGTGAATCAATGAAGTTATCTAACCAAACTAGAACCTGCGGGGTAAATGCAAACTCTTTGGGAAACTCTATTTTATATGTTTTTATTTTAGCATCTTCTTGAATAAAGGTTATAGCTTCTTCTGTCAATCTTAGACCACCTGTATCTTTTGATCTAAAGTTCCACCACCATAAAGATTTATGTTTTTTAATAATATCTGTGTCAGCCGGCCGATTTGCTGCCTGTAAGAATACCCTAGTATAGGTATCCTTGATATCCATGTTATTTGACCTCTTCGCCTGAGGTTAGTTTATAAACGGCAAAGTCTAAGGTTTTAAAAAGTCGATTTAATTTTTTTGCTAGATTGTGAGCGTGACCAGGATTACTAAAACTTACTTTTTTATATTTAGGTCCTGGGTAGCTGGCAACTAGACTACCACTCTTAAGATTGAATGGTTGACCTTGATAGAATACTGCCCAAATAGCTTCGCTATCGAGGATCTGCTCGATTTTAAAAGTTTCTTTGTTGGCATATTCTAAAAGTATCTTTGGTTTTGGTCTACTCATTATATACGTGTTTCCTAATTAACCACGTATATATTTATATCAATTAAAGCCGCCGCCGTCAAACTTAACATCTATTTTGGTAGTAGATTCACGTATTTCGAGTAGAGTTTGATGTATTTCCTGTACTGTACGACCTAATTTAGAAGTAAGAATAGCTAATTCGGCAGTTAAGTCACGTGCTTCTTGTATTGTAATTCTTATTTCTTTCTGTTGACTCTTTTCGGCAATGTTTACACGTTGAACTAATTTTTCAACAGTGGGCAATGTGTTTGGTATATTATTTTGAGACATTTGATAACACCTGTTTCATTTCTAGTTCTGTTTTAAATGGACCTTTGTAGGGATAACGTTCAAGTGTGATCTTTTTAGGGCAAAAACTTTTGACCCACCCTTTCTCAAACTTGATTGTGTAATATCCTGCACAGTATAAACTTTTTGAGTCGTCACTCTTGGTAAACAACGGAAGTTTTTTTCTAATATCAAACATAGCATTGTATGGAGCAGTGCTGGTAGGGTATCCGTGAACTTCGTTAGGTAAAGCATCTTCGGATTCTTTAACAATTTTTACTGTAAAGAATTTTTTACCAAATTCTCTAGTTAGGCTTTCTTTGGTATCGTATATCTTAATACCACCTTCATTGCTCATAACAAATCGATTGTCCTCATTTTTTCGAAGAGTGGCAACTTTTTCTCCATCTTGTTCGACAATCCAAAATTTATTATCGATAATCGGTTTAGCGTGTAATTCTGTCATTGTTTTCTCCCAACAATCTTTCTTTTTGTTTTCACAGGTATCCTTAAACTGACATATTTTCATTTGGGTACTTTGCATTCAGCGGTTCAGCATAACTAGCAGCCTGTTCAGAAATTTTCTTTAAATCATATAGTCCGCAGAATTTCATTAGTCTAATACCTACCTGACTAATATCTTTGTTGGCTGCTGTTGCAGTAGTAATAGTATCTGTAATAATTTTTTTAATATCGTCGGGCTGCTGTGCAAGATCGATTAGTCTACGATTACGTTCATAGTCTTCTAATACGCGATGTTCTTTGCCTTCGTGATCAGTCCATCGTTGTAGCATTAAGTTATTCCAGTTAAACCCTTTTGAGTTACGATCTTCGAACGCTTCAGTAAGACCCACTTTTTTGCTTGTGCCTTTAGTACGCACACCTGGATACGCTGAGAAGACATTATCACTGGTATCACCACGCATACATTTTTCAAACAACAACCATTCTGGATTAGGTGCAGGCTTAGGCAACTGTGTTTTCTTGTCAATAATAGGACGACCTTTATCGTCAAAATGTCCTTCGTGTGTAATAGTACATTCCATAACACCGTTGTACTGTTTGACATTAGGCGCAATTAACTGCACAAAATCTGTGTCTGTGCTAATAATAACGTGATTATCATTTGGATGACTTTGTATCCAGCCTGCAATTAAATCGTCTGCTTCTAACTGACCATTTTGTAATACTGTACAGTTAGTCTTTTCTGCAATAAAGTCTTTAAATGTGTCAAATGCTTCCCAAAATACTTTTTCTTCTTCTTGTTCTTTTTCTGTGTGTGCAGCACGAGCATCTGAACGATTACGCTTGTAAGGAGCATAATAATCCTTACGCCACGATCTACCCTCTAGACAGAAGATCACGTGACTGCCATTAAACTGCTGCCACGCTTTTCTAATAGAGTTTAGTGTAATATGAAAGGCCATGCCAAGTTTAATATCAGCATCACCGTTAATGACATGTCTAGCACGAAAGAATGTGTTAGCAGTATCAACTAAAATATATGTCATTGTGTTTGATTCT